AACAGCACCAGCAGGGGCATAAGTGGTTGCGTTAGCAGGCTGAACAGAGATGCTGATCAGCGAAGTGATGTCTGCTGCATATGCGTCATCAGCAAGGGTCTCAGTACCATCTGGACCTGCGATGAATACCATAAGTTCCGCCTTGTGACGGGTGTTACCGTGCATATCGGTATAGGTATCATAAGCCCACCAACCTGGAGAAGTCAATCCACGAGATTTATTCTCTTCAAGTTGAGCTTCGGTATCGTCAATGAAGACGATTGTCTTTGTGTTTGAATCTGTCGCAACACCGCGCCCAGCCTTAGTCTGGTTGGCGGTGCTGTCCGTTCTTCCGTATAAGGACATGGTTTCTCCAAGTGTAGCGAATGTCTATATTTTATTTATAAAAGGGGGCGTTTGCTGCCCCCTATATATCATTCCTCTTCTGCCTTTTTGAAGAGGAGTGCTTCCACTACGTCAACCGCACCATCATCCAACTTATTATCCGTACTCTCTGCAAGGGCACGAAGAATATCTACAAGATAGCGACGAACCTCATCTCTGTCAAGGAGGTGTCCCAGTGTTTTCTTAGCAAGGGGAAATAGTAATGCCCACATTTTTGTGTCCTCAAAATGGATCTATTCTATATAGCTTCTTCTTCCCAATTTTGAAGAACGATTCCATGTTTGTTTAATTGCTCAATACTATAATCGAGAATGACAATGATGCGGTCATGAGTTCCTTCATGCTTGACCCAGTGCTTGTCATGATCTTTGAATGCAAATACCTCACCGACATTCCACACCCTTCTTCTCCCGCGCACTTTAATCCATGCGCCAGGATCTGCAATGACAGGAAAGTGAATGCGTAGTGAATCGATGTCTCCATTGTGAGGATTGATGACAGTCCCAGGTGACAAACGAGATATCGTAGCAGACTTCAAGAGTTTGTTATCGATATCTTCCTTTAAGTATTTAAAGGTAAGCGGACAAGTTTTAATAAAACTTTGCTTTATTAAAGGTAAGACCTCACGACAGCGTTCAGTGGTGGTGTTAAACAACTTAGTGAATGTGACCATCTCACTGAGTTCAAAGTCCTCAGTAGTTGCAGTCGTACCTACACAATCAATGGGGAATGGAATGACACGCCAGTCTCCATCCCACAGTTTAACTCTACCTAGATTCCGATCATCAACCCATTTGTCCAGACGCCATTCATCAAGGATGCGTTGGTTATCATCAACGAACCTTAGAACTTCTGGGATGATGTCTTGATAATTATTTTGAAGATTACAAAAAGAGGATAGCGTTTGAATGCTATCCTCGTGCCAGATCTTTCTCATTCAGCGTTCAGTAGGGCAACCCTTTGTACCATGTACAGGACATTCTACACCTTCCTTGGTGTGATTGCAAGCAGACTCTTCTTTCTGCTTAGGTGCCTTGGGCATTTTCTTATCGCCCTGCTTCTGTCCCTCGGGATCTTCCAGTGTTGGCATGATCTCGACGGGACCCTTTACTTTTTTTCGTTGATCTCCTGACGCCAGGAAGAGAAGGTGCTCTCTTTCTTCACGCAGTTAGGAACTTCCTTACCGCCTTTGGTCTTAGTTCCCTTTGCTTCGTAACCATCCCAGCAGGTAGAAGCACCGACGTTAGCACGAGCTTGCTTCATGCCTTCTTCGATTTCTACTTCTTCCTTCTTGGTTTTATTAGCATGTTTCCAAGCGGTAGCGTAAGCAATGCTCTTTTCCTTCTCGGTCAGTTTGCCATCAGAAGCATAGGACTTCTTGATGTGCTTAACCATACGCTCTGCCTTAGCACCTGGAGGAGCAACCTCATCCAGTTCTACGGATTCTTTCTTGGCGGTTCTTGCTGACTTTTTGAAGGCGTCTTTTGCTGGATAATCATCGTCGCCTGGTTTCGCAGGAGACTCTCCACGCTCTCTCTTAGCATGGATATTGGCGTACAGTCCCTTTTTTTCATCGATCTCCTCAACCTCTTCCTTCATCTTTTTTCCCATCGCCTTGGAAACTGCACGGCGGCGGTTCATCAGATAGGAATCGGAAGCATCCTTATCACCATCGTTGTCTACGTCACCGTCTTCTTTACCAACGGGATCAAGTTTCTTTGCTTTCTTTGCTTCAAGGACCTGAGCATTTTTATACTCGTTTGCTTCATGGGCATGACCCTCACTCACGAGAATGTTGAGTGTCTGTACAGGAACGTTTTGCTCAAGACCATGCTCAAACATTACATCATAGTGAGATACATTACCTTGCTCATCAAGAGTATGCATCTCCTTCATGCAGTTGCCCTCGCCCCACTCGGAGTGCTCAACCTTTGTAGCACAGGAGTGCTTAACCTTCTTGACCTTAGGCTTTCCTTCGGTGCCTTCTGGTTCTGCCATCTTCATGCCAGGTGCGTCACCACCGCCAACTCCGTCAGCACCAAGACCCTTAGGATCCTTGTTTGCCATCTTAGCAGATCTATCATAACGCCAGGATTCATCAACGCTTCTTGTGTTAGCGGATAAAAGTCCAGTCGATTTTTTAGACAGGGCGTTTGCCACTGCTGCTACGTACTCGTTGTTTTCCATCTTATCTTTTTTGGGGTCAGGTGGGATGACTTGTTTTACTTTGGTCTTTGAAAAGGGTTGTACCTTTTCTCCTGGGGTGAGAGATTGGAGGTACTCTCTATACGCATCAGTTCCGATCTCAAATGCTTCTTTAATATCAGTGATCCAAGTACGGAATGTAGTTTCTTCTGTCGTCAGACACAGAACATAGTTAGGTCCACGACGAATAATTTTACCTACACGTCCATCCTCAGTAAGAATCCACTCACCTTTCTTATATACTTCGTTCTTGTAGAACTTATCACGGGTGATATTCTTCTCAGCCATTTGAGCTTTCTTATTGAAGTCGGAAAAACTCTTCATTAATGTAATTTACGTATCAAATTATATTTATAACCTATGGCATTCTGCGCTGAATTTCTTTCATCAGATCCTTGGTATCCTTCTCGCTCAATGCCTTTGGCATACCCGCTGCAAAGGTTTTCTCATCACCAACCACTGCTGCCCGACGCATCTTTGTACCAGAGATAGCAAAGGTATCACCATCAGCATCACGCTCTCCAGAACTGATGATGTCATAATCATAGAAAGAGTAGTCCTTTCCATTCCCCCTCTTGGTCCACTCAAAGGCTTTCACTCTATCGCTACCAACTACCATGTAGCACTTATCATACCCCATATCCTGCAGAGACTGGATAGATGCAACAACTGGATTGTTCGCACCAGCTCTAGTTACGTAGGACGGAGCTATAATATGGTTCCTTGCCCATGGAAGTGCTTTCTTCATATACTTAATTCTAACGTCCACAGGCAGAGGGTTTTCATCACCACCAACACTAGGAGATGGAATGATAAACCAGTCATGACCTTTTGCAATTGAGCGCAAAGCTTGAAAGTTAGATTCATGTCCATGAGTACATGGTTGGAACCTACCAAACGTAAAGTAGACTGGTTTGTAATCTACTATTTCCATTCCTTCTCTACCGTGAAATTGTTGTATGAGAATTCCAAACGGTTCACAAGTTTGATCATGTCTCCATCCAGGTGAAGAACATATCCCTCAGGATTGGTCACTTTGTAACCACCTTCCTGCTTTACAAAATACTTGATGGGACCTGCATTTTCTACACGGTCTAACTCATCAATAACGTATTGTTTGTTCTCTGCTATCTTTCTATATAGGGTCAGCATTGCACGAAACTCTCTTTCGTGATCCTCCAAATACTTCAGACCCTTGTACATGAGATCACGCTTCTTAGTCTTAGCAGCAGGAGACTTTACTTTATCAATCTCCTTCATCATCTTCTCATGGTAGAACTTACCCAATGCTTTCAGGGTAACTCTAGAATCCATGTTGACATTTCTCTGGTTCCTAATCTCATCGTTGAAAAACTGCTTCACATAAGATGCAACATGATACTTCAAGTCCCCAGTCTTGCTCATGTTAGATACAAGATGGTTCAAAAACTCACCAGAGATACCACACATCCTTTCAATGATACCGACATTGGTAGAGAACTTACTGAGTATTGCCCTAGACACTGCAGTGTCTGCCAAAGGAGTATCATTCTCAAGCATCAATACCTGAGGTAAGTCATTGTTCTGAGGAACATCTGCACCAGGGAGTGCTTGCATCTCAGCGAAGTTATCACCAGAGTAATGTGTGTGGAACACAATTCCAATCTTTGCTTCGATGCACTTCTTACCCAGTGGATGACTGGTAGGAATAGCGTAAGTAAGTGTGTTTGCAGTAAAAGTTACATACTCAGTGCCATCAATGGTCTGTCTCTTTTTCAGTCTATCGGTGAAGAGAATATCACCCTGCACAACACCCTTGATATCCATCTGAGAAAAGTATCTCAGAGCATTCTTCAGTGTATCACCAAGACCACCTGTACCATATAAAGATTCAACCTCTTCATAGTTGAATGCAATCTTTGGTGATCCTACATTGAATGCAGATTTGTTTGCAACAAAAAAATTCCCTGTCTGAGGATCTGTGCCACAAACAACAGAAGGTGCTCCGTCCCACTTGGTCTGCATAAAACCAGACCCCTTCTTCTCACCGAGCATCTTCAGAAGTTCTCGCATGAATCGAACAGCAGCATGGCATCCATCGACGCCATAG